TAACATTTACAGTCACAGCAGCTACAGGTAAGTTTATAATTGATGGTGTAGATAAACCAGCTCTTACTTTATACAAAGGTTGGACATACACATTTGATCTAAGTCATACATCTAACGCAACCCATCCATTCCGTTTCCAAAGTGGCGGTAGTGCTTATAACACTAACGTTACAGTTACTGGTACACAAGGGCAGGCTGGAGCAGAAATAGTTATTAAGATTCCAGAATCTCAACCAACTAGCTTCCAGTACTATTGTACAGCCCATAGTGGTATGGGTAACACCATAACTGTTAAGGATGATCCTATTAAAACAGTATCTGACAGTATAACCAACATTAACGCTGTAGCTGGTAACTCAACAAATATAAACGCAGTTGCTGGTAACGCTACAAATATAAATACAGTTGCTAGTTCTGAATCAAATATTAATAGATATGCAGATGAGTATGTAATACAAAGTGGTACTCCATCATCTCCTTCAGCAGGCGATCTTTGGTTTAGTACAACATCTAACATACTTAATTTTTATAATGGTAGTGCATGGGTTGGTATATCTCCCGGTATTGCTGGATTAATAAATGATTCAAATCCTCAGTTAGCTAATCACTTAGATTGTAACGATAAAAATTTAACAGAAGTAGCAACTATAAGTGGTGACAATTTACAACTCGATTTCGGTACAATTTAAATGGCAAAATTATTAAAACTTAGACGTGGCTCGACAAGTCAGCATTCATCATTTACTGGTGCCGAAGGCGAAGTCACAATAGATACAACAAAAGATACAGCTGTCGTACATGACGGCTCACAAGCTGGTGGTAGACCGCTAGCTAGAGAAGATATGTCAAACGTATCTTCTGCTTCAATAGCTGGACAACTAGGTACAGATTCTATAGCAGTCGGTAAGATTGCTGCTGGTACATTACCTACAGACGTTAAGATTGCAGATGCTAATGTGTCCGGTAATTTAACAATCGAATCCGCAGATATAGTTGACGGAACAATCGTAAACGCAGATATTAACGCATCTGCTGCAATAGCTAGAACTAAGCTTGCAAACGTAGATGTAGTAGATGATACTACACCACAGCTAGGTGGCAATTTAGATACTAATGGTAAAGATGTTGCATTTAAAAATGCTGCTAATAATGCAACTACAATATTATTTGATGCTTCACAAGATGCTTTAGAAGTTGCTGATAATGCTTCTATTGTGTTTGGAGATCACCCAGATGTAGCAATAGCATATTCTAACGGTAATGATTTTAGTATTGCAGGTCAACACAATGGTTCTGGTGATATAGTAATCGGACATAAAAATGGTGCTGGAACTATACAAAAGTCAATAAAATCAGTTAGAAGTACACAAGCAGTAGAGCTATATTACGGCGACAGTAAAAAACTTGAGACTACAAGTACTGGTGCGATCGTAACAGGAACTTTAGATTCTGGAAACTTAACAATAACTGGTGTTGATCCAGTAATACATCTTGTAGATTCTAACCATAACTCCGATTATTCAATATATGGAAATGGTGGAGTATTTACTATTTCTGATACAACAAATACTGCTGATAGATTTGAAATACAATCTGATGGTACAGTAGATATAGCTGGTAACTTAGATGCTAACGGTGGTCTTGACGTAACAGGCAATAGTGAATTTATAGGTGATGTAAAATTTGATGGTGCTACTGCTGGCAGCGATATTATTTTTGACAGATCAGATAATTCACTAACGTTTGCTGATGATACAAAGATAAGAATTGGAAATAGCCAAGACTTAGATATTTATCACGATGGAACTTACAATAGGATTGAAAGTGGTAGTACTACTTTGTTTGTCAGATCAAACTTAATTGAGATGGCAGATAATAGTGGTAATCTATATATTAAATGTATTGATGGAGGAGCAACAGAACTTTATCACAACGCTAATAAAAAGCTTGAGACTACAAGTGCAGGCGTGACTGTAACAGGTGCTTTAACAGCTACTGGTAACGTAACAGCGTTCTCTGACTCTAGACTAAAGACAGAAATACATACAATTAAAGATCCACTTGAGAAAGTAGACAAACTGCGTGGTGTGACATTTAAGTGGCTACACACCGACAAGCCATCATCAGGTGTGATAGCACAAGAAGTACAGGAGGTCTTTCCTGAGCTTGTAGAAGCTACAACACATGAAGGCAAAGAAGTGTTGTCAGTAGATTACGGTAAGCTAGTTGGTGTCCTTATAGAAAGCATAAAGGAACTAAAAGCAGAGTTTGAAGCCCATAAAGCAGAATGTGCTAAACAACATGGAGGTGAATAATGGCTTGCCCAGCAAGTGGTACAATTACAATAAATGACATAGTAAGTGAGTTTGGCGGTACAGCCCCTCACTCTATGTCCGAGTACTATAGAAACGGCGGAGAAGTTCCGGGTAATAATACTAGCGTACCAGAATCCGGTGCTATTTCTCTAGAAGATTTCTACAGTGCGGTAAACGAAATACAACACACCCACAGCAATGGTGATACTCACGCAAATTATGCTACTATCTTTGGCAGTAACTGGGCTTCAACAGTGCCCAAACGTGTTATTGTACCATCTGGTGTAACAGTTGGAGGTACAACAACACATGCTATGCTCTTACCTTCTGGTATGGGTGGTACAATAGTCTTTGATATTACTGGTAATGTACATGGCCATGGTGGTGCTGCAAACGGCGGTACTGGTGGTAATGCTATACACTGTGTACAAACCAGTGGTGTAACTATTAACCTTAACTCTGGTGGAACTATTAAAGCTGGAGGTGGCGGCGGAGGCCAAGGCGGCACAGGCGGCCAAGGCGGAACCGGTGGCGCGGGAGGTACCGGCGGACAAGGTAGAAGTACATATGCTGCTAGATTTGCTGGTAAAAGCCCTTACATGAGTTGGCCAAGTACTAGTTTACCATTAGTCGGTTACGGGTCCTTGGCAGTGGGTGCTGGTTACACAAACGATAGCTCAAGTCGGACAACACAAAGATGTCAATACGCATCAAACGCAGCACCTAACTACTCTCACACAGGTAATATATACTACCAATATAATGGAAGTGACAGACTCTACTTCGGAACTTGCTACTCATTTCAATATAATAATGGCGGATCTGGAGGAGCCGGCGGCTCAGGTGGAGCTGGCGGATCTGGTGGAGCTGGCGGTGTAGGTCAAGGCTATAGCCAATCTGCTGCATCAGGTTCTGGTGGAGCTGCTGGAGCTAGTGGTAATGCTGGATCCGGTGGAGCTTCTGGATCAGGTGGTTCTGGAGCTGGCGGACAAGGCGGCACAGGCGGACAAGGAGGCACCGGTGGTACTGGTGGGGCTGGTGGAGCATTTGGTGCATCTGCTAGTACTGGTAACACTGGAGGTACTGGTAGTGCTGGAGCAACTGGTAATAGCGGAGCCAACGGAAACTATCAAAATGGTTCTGGTGGATCAGGCGGTGCTAGCGGTTCTTCTGGAGCAGGCGGTGCTAGCGGTGGTGCAGCTGGTCACTACATATTTAACCGTTCATCAATTACATTCAACAACAGCGGCACTGTAGCCGGACAATAACATGACAAAAGCAAAAATTACAGGAATAACAACTGATTCTATATCAGTAGAATTTCCAGATAAAAGCGTAGCTCTAGTACCTACTTCTAAAGGCCAGTCTCTTGCAGACATTACAACTACAATTTTTCAGTTTTGGGACCCAACAGAAAAATGGGCTAACATAAGTGACTTACCTATAAAAGTAGGTGATGAAGTTACTCCAATTGTAGAAGATAGAGTATTAGATTATCAAGAAGCTAGAGTATCATTATACCCTTCATTAGGTGATCAGTTTGATGCTGCATATTGGGCTAGAGAAGGCGATGATACACAGCAGAAAAACATAGATGCAAAGATTAAATTAGTTAAAGAGAAAGTAGAAAAAGGTAAAACATACAAAGAAAGCGAGCTCAACACTTTATTAGACTAATATATGCTACCTAAATACTATGTTAATCCTTTTATTCAAAATGGTAGGCATTACAATGTCGCTGATGTTCATGCAAGAATAACTGTCAACGACTTACGGCTAGTAATGTTTAAAGATATAATTACTGCTGCATCACCTTACGACAAGGCGGAAGATAAATTACGAATATTAGGAGCAGATACTAGGTATCCACCTATTATATATAAGAAAGGCGATAAGTATCATACCTATGATGGTAGGCATAGGTTACTAAAACTAAAGTTAGAAGGTAAAACTGCAACAGTTTGTTTTATACTAAAACCACACGTTTTTGATAATTTAGAGGTTGATTTAATTTATACTCCGTGTGATGGGTGTGCAGAATAACCTAAAAATACCTACCTTTCCTACCATACAAACCCCCTCAATACCTCTCCCTACAGCAGATGTTCCCACGTATCAACCTTTGGTCGTACCTCCGAGCGATTTACGAAGGCCCAAAGGCACAGAAGAGGTGCGGACAACAGAAAACCCACCCCCAAAAATACACTTTCCACCATTACCTAGTATTACTCTACCCTCTCAGGAAGTTTTAGTTGCTGCGTCTGTTACAGCTGTCACGGCTGTAGCAGCTGCAACTGTTACACAACCTATAATTAACGCACTAAAGGAAAAAATACAAAAGTTCTTACAAGGCAAGATAAATAAATGGAAACAAAACCGCCAGAAAAGAAAGGAATCATCAGCAAGTTAAAAGATGCTGCTGAAGACAAAGAACATCAGATAGAGATTTTAGGAACATTTGTAAGGCTGGGTGTAGTTGTATGGTCTGGGTTTATTATAACCATGAACTATATAGATATACCTATGGTAAAGAAGTCTGGCAATAGCGATATCACTTTCGTTGCCAGCGTTTTTACGGGTGCACTAGCTACGTTCGGACTTACTACTGGCAAGAATGGTAGTAGTAAACCTCCTACTTGCCCAATGATGAAAAAACAAGACACACCAAAAACATGAAGAAATGGATTCTTCTCTTGGCTCTGTTATCACCCAGCATAGCTAGAGCAAATACTGTCACGCCTCAGTT